TCACAATCTTGGTACACAGGATCTACACATTGGGGATTTTGGTGTGGAGATAAAGCAAGTAACCATGATAGGTTTGCATGGAATTTTGGTAATGGTACTTTTGCAAGTCAATCTGGTAGTTTTGGTTCCCAAAGTTATAGTGCAACAGCAGTATCTAGTGCAGGAACTAATGCAAGTAATAATGGAGTGTTTGAATACAATGTACCAACTGGCTACACAGCTTTATCAACAAAGGGGTTAAACAAATAATATGGCATACACAACAATTAATAAATCCACAGAACATTTCAATACTAAACTTTATTCTGGTAATGGCTCTACAAATAATATTACAGGAGTTGGTTTCCAACCTGATTGGCTATGGATTAAATCTAGGGGTGCGACAGAAAATCATGTTTTATATGATTCAGTTAGAGGTGTTACAAAACAATTATATTCTAATACTTCTGGAGCAGAAAGTACAAATGCAACTGCTTTAACTGCTTTTGCGTCAGATGGTTTTAATCTTGCAACATCAAATACTAATACAAATGCTAATGGTGCAAATTTTGTATCATGGAACTGGAAAGCAGGAGGAACAGCACCTGCTATAACTTATACAGTTAAAGTAGTTTCAGATAGTGGAAACAAATATAGATTTGATGACTTTGGTACAAGTGCTGTAACATTAGATTTACAAGAAGGTGGCACATATACTTTTGACCAATCAGATAGTTCAAATGCTGGTCATCCATTAAGATTTTCAACAACATCAAATGGTACTCATGGTGGTGGTAGTGAATATACAACTGGTGTAACAACAACAGGAACTCCAGGAAGTTCAGGAGCAAAAACAGTTATTACAGTTGCATCAGGTGCTGCAACTTTATATTATTATTGTACACAACACTCTGGTATGGGTGGTCAAGCAAATACAAACTCATTATTTGGTTCTTCTAATTTTGCTGGTAGCATACAAACAACTGTATCAGCAAATCAAACTGCAGGATTTAGTATTGTTAGATATACAGGAACAGGAAGCAATGCTACTATTGGTCATGGTTTAGGTGCAGTACCACATATGTATATCGCAAGAAATATTACTGATAGTGAACAATGGACAACTTACCATGTAGGAATGGATACTTCTGCACCAGAAGACCATCACATGAGATTAAACACTACTGATTCAAGAGTAGATGAGGCATCAGTTTGGAATGATACAGCACCAACAAGTTCAGTATTTAGTGTTGGCAGTTCTGGTGCACCTAATGGAAGTGGTGATAATCATATTGCTTATTGTTTCACAAATATAAATGGTTATAGTAAGTTTGGACATTTTATTGGGAATGGCAATACAAATGGTTCATTTATATACACAGGATTTAGACCTGCATGGGTTATGATAAAAAGGAGAGATAGTGCAGACAACTGGACTATTTGGGATGATGCAAGAAATACTAATGGTGATTACAATTGGACATTAGAAGCAGACACTACTTCTGGTGAATGGAATGATAGTAATTTTAGACATGAATTTTTATCTAATGGTTTTAAATTAAGGAATAGTTTTGCACAAACAAATGCAGATGGTGGTACTTATATATACATGGCATTTGGTCAAACATTAGTCGGGAGTAACGATATTCCCAATAACGCAAGGTAAATTATGGGAGTATTTGATAACATAAGAAATATTTTTAAAACTAAAAAAGTTGAAACAAAACAAGTTTCATCTAATTATGCTATGGTTAGTAATGTAAATGTTGCTGGTCAAAAGTATAGTTATGAAGATTTAGTAAAAGAAGGATATGAAAATAATGCTATTGCTTTTAGATGTATCAATGAAATATCACAAGGTGCTGCTGGAGTTAGATTAAAATTATTTAGAGGTAAACTAAATGTTGATGACCATCCATTATTAGATTTACTTGCTAGACCATCCCCAACAAAAGGATATGTAGAATTATTTGAATCATTATATTCGTTTTTATTATTATCTGGTAATAGTTATTTAATTGGTACTGGTGCTGAAGGCTCTGAACCAAAAGAGTTATATTGTTTAAGACCTGATAGAATTAAAATAATTCCAGGACAAACAAATTTACCAGAAGCATATCACTATTCAATAAATGGTAAAACAATATCTCAATATGATGTAAACCAAGAAACAGGTGAATCACCAGTAAAACATTTTAAATTATTTCATCCAAAAAGCGATTATTTAGGTTTGTCTCCTTTAGTTGCTGCTGCGAGCAATATTGATAGTCATAATTTAACAAACAGACATAATGTATCATTATTATCAAATGGTGCTAGACCTAGTGGTGCAGTAATATTTAAACCAAAAGATGAAACTGGTTCAACAGTTCAATTAAGTGATACTCAAAGAGCACAAATATTAGCAGATATGGAAACTCGTTTTAGTGGTACTAATAATGCTGGAAGACCTATGTTGCTTGAAGGTGATTTTAGTTTTCAACAAATGGGTATGTCACCAAAAGATATGGACTTTTCAGTATTAAAGAAAATGTCAGCAATAGATATAGCATTATGTTTTGGTGTACCAGCACAGTTAGTTGGTATTCCTGATGCACAAACTTATAACAATATGCCAGAAGCAAGACTTGCATTATATGAAGAAACAATTATACCAATATTAAGAAGAATACAATCTGACTTAAATGAATGGCTAACACCACAGTTCGGAGATGATTTAAGATTAGAATATGATGTTGATAGTATTCCTGCTATGGCAGAAAGTAGAAAAAGAGTTTTTGAATCTGTTGTTAGTGGAGTTAATTCTGGTATCTTAACTCGTAATGAAGCAAGAGAAAAATTAGGTTACGATCCAATAAAAGGAGGAGATACTTTATTTATTAGTGCTACTATGATGCCAATTAGTTTAGCTGGTGATAGTGTTGGTGATGATGAAGATGAAAAGAGTTTAGAGATAACAGATGATTATCCAGATGAGAAAGCAATATCAGATATTGATTTAAGACCAACAGATAGCATGGCAGCAGAAGCAAAAAGAGGTTTGGCTTGGAGAAAAGAACATGGTAGAGGTGGTACTATGGTTGGTGTTGCTAGAGCAAATCAATTAGTAAACAAAGAAAACTTATCACCAAGCACAGTAAAAAGAATGTTTAGTTTCTTTAGTCGTCATGAAGTAGATAAACAAGGTCAAGGATTTAGTCAAGGTGAAGAAGGATATCCATCAGCTGGAAGAATAGCATGGGCTTTGTGGGGTGGCGATCCTGGATTTAGTTGGGCTAGAAAGAAAGTTGGTCAGATAAACAGAGAATCTGAAAAATTAGATAATGATTATACTGAACAAGAAACAGAAAGTCAAGAGGATATAGAAGAAAAACAACTTACTGCTGCAGTAAAAGAAGGACTAAAAAACAAGGTAAAAGACCATAATGAAAAACATGGTGATAAAAAAGGTAAAAGAGTTACTGTTAGGATGTTAGGTGCTGTATTTAGAAGAGGTATAGGTGCTTATAGAACAAATCCACAATCAGTAAGACCTAATGTAAGAAGTGAGGAGCAATGGGCATATGCTAGAGTAAATGCATTTTTATTTGCTGTAAGGACAGGTAAATTTAGATCTGGTCAGTTCGATAGAGATTTACTTCCTTCTGGTCACCCATTAAAAACATAATATGAAAGATAAATTAATTGAAATAAAAACTACAATGAGGATTGAAGACCAATCTGATGGTGAATCAAAAATTACATTTACTATTACTGGTTTTCCAAATAGATTAGTTGCTGGTTTATATGCTGCTGATTTATTAGCAATGAGAGATATAAATATGCACGAAGAGATAGGTGAATATGTAAGAAAAGATAAGGAGACTTTACACTAATGGCTGGATTAAAAATTACAACTCAAAGCAATATTTTACCTGTCACAGTTACAGAAGTAAAACAAACATTAAGGATAGATCCAGATAATTTTGACCAAGATTCAGAATTAACAATGATGTTAAGGTCTTCAATTAAAGTTTTAGAAGAATATACTGGTCGTTCATTTATAACTAAAACATATGAACTTGCTTTAGATAGAATACCTTATTCTCAAGAAGATAAATTAATTGAAGGATTTAGCACTGGACCATTTATGGATAGAACTGCTAACTATATAACTTTACCTAAATCACCATTAGTTGCAGTTACAAGTTTTAAATATTATGATGATTCAGATACTGAATCTACTTTTGCTACTAGCAACTATTATGTTGATAATTATTCTGATACTCCAAAAGTAGTATTAAGAAGAAGTCAAACTTTTCCTGATGTAGCAAGTTTAAGAGTTGCTAATGCTTTTATAATTACTTTTACTGCTGGTTATGGGACAGCACCAAAAGATGTACCAGAAACAATAAAACAAGCGATAAATCTATACACATCGCACTTGTATGAAAATAGAGAGCTATATATTGAACAAAAACCTATACCTGTGCCGATGACTCTAGGAACTTTATTACAACCATTTAAAGTTATTAGATTTAGCAACAGGTTAGGATAATGGCAAAAGATTTTAAAGTATCAGAAGACACTGGCGTAAGTATGCCACTAAAGAACTTAATAAGCATAGTTGCTTCAGTTGCTGTTGGTGTTTGGGCATACTTTGGAGTAATTGAAAGAATAAATAAATTAGAGACAAGTAAACAATTAATGTCATCTGATTTAGAAAAGAATACAGAGTTTAGAATTAAGTGGCCACGAGGTGAAATGGGTTCACTTCCTGCCGATAGCGAACAATATATGCTTATCGAAGATCTTTATAAATCTGTAGAAAAATTACAAGCACAACAAGAAGCAGGAATGCACAATAAAGTCAATATTGAATTTTTACAAAAACAAGTTGAAAAAGCATTATCTGATATTGAAGAATTAAAAGATAAAGCAAGAGATATGCATTACAAAAACGGAAATGGACAATGATAGAAACAGTAATAGCTTTATTAATGATAGTAAATAATGAAATTCAAGAACATAGAATACAACCATCTATGTCAGAATGTTTAAAAGGTAAAAGGATTGCAGACAGACAATTAAAATCTGGTGGCAATGTTAGATACCAATGTTTAAAATCTGATGCAGAAATTGAAATATATATGGACAAAAAACACATTAAAAAATTAATATTAAAATGAAGAACAAACCAAAAATAGGAGATTTAAGACATTTAGTGAGTTTACAAAACTCAACTAATACTGCTGATGGTGCTGGTGGATTTACACAAAATTATAGCACAATAGCAGATGTATTTGCATCTATACATCCTAAAAAAGGCAATGAAATATTTAGTGATGGTGCGCAAGGTATGCAAGTTGAAAATCCTGTAACACATGAAATATTTATAAGATATAGAGATGATGTTACTATAAACAATACAACTAAAATAGTTTTTGGTACAAGAGAATTTAATATAAGATCTATTTTAAATTTAGAAGAAAAGAATAGATTTTTAAAAATAGAAGCAGAGGAGCATACAGCAATATCAGCATGACGCAAGTAAAAGCAACAGTTGTAGGAAGTATAGAGTTACAGAAAAATTTAAAAAATATTTCTGATAAAGGTAAAGAATTAATCGCACACGCAGTATTTAAAAGTGTAGCAGATGTTGAAAAAGAAGCAAAACAATCAATACAAAGAGGTGCTAAAGCAGGTGTAGTTTATCAAAGATATAATCCAAGAAGAACACACAAAGCATCTGCTCCTGGACAACCACCAGCATCTGATACTGGATTTTTAGTAAACAATATAAAAAGAAAAATAGATAGTGATAAAATGGGTGGTGAGATTGCTAGTCGTGCTTTTTATAGTAAATTTTTAGAGTTTGGTACTTCTAAAATGTTACCAAGACCATATATGTTTCCTGCTCTAGAAAAAAATAGACAAAAGATTATGCAAAGAATAAAACAAGCAATAAAAGTAGCAGGACAAAAATCACAAACAAGAGGAAGTAGATAATGTCAGACCATAGTTTTGAATTACAGAAAACAATATTTACTACATTAAATAGCGATAACACTATAACAAGTACATATAGTGCAACAGTTCATGACCATGTACCACAAGGAACATCTTTTCCATATATTGTAATTGGTGAAGAAACTATGACAGATGAATCATCAACTAAAACATTAGACTTTAATAATTTTACTTTAACAATACATATATTTTCTAGAAATAGAGGCAGAAAAGAAGCAAAACAAATCATGGCTAGAATATATGAATTATTACATAATCAAAATTTATCTGTTACTGGTGCTGACCATATCAATACAAGGTTTGAGTTTAGTGATGTAATTAAAGAAAATGATGGTTTAACTTATCATGGAGTTCAAAGATTTAGGACTATACTTCACGATTAATTTATAATATATTATAACACTTCAGAATCAAAATTAGTTGTGGACAACTAAAGAATTAAATTTAATTTAAGCATAAATTATCTATAAGGAGGATATAAAATGGCTGCACAAAAAGGAAGTGCGTTGCTACTCAAAGCAACTTTAAGTGGAACAGAAAGCACTGTTGCTGGTCTGCGTTCTACTTCAATGACAATCAATGGTGAAATGGTTGATATCACTACTAAAGATTCAGATGCATTAGTGTCTGGAGGAGTAACAAAAGCAAGAGAATTACTTCAAGGTGGTGGAGTATCAAACATGTCAATATCTGCATCTGGTGTATTTACTGATTCTGCTCTTGAAAATGATAT